GAGGATGGATTAATCTATATGCCATGTGCCTCTCACAGCGATTATGAGCGTCTTACAGGGGATACTCTGGAAACTCCTAAACAAGATCCCAGATTTGGAGAAGGCAGGGATGTGTTTGAATCTGTGGCTGAGGCAAGAGAAAGAGCAAAACAACTTGGATGTGATGGTCATCATACAGTCAAAGGACCAGATAGAAATTATTATATGCCATGTTCAAGTCATGCTATTTATTTATCTACTACAAAAAAAGATTTTGAAGAGATAGAAAAAGCTGAATCAGATGTAAATACAGTTCCTACAGATGCAATGGCAGAAGAAGCAAGAAGAGGTCTTGATTGGAGAAAAGAACATGGTCATGGGGGAACATCAATAGGTTTGGCTAGAGCAAGACAATTAGTAAACAAAGAAAGACTTTCTCCAAGAACTGTAAGAAGAATGTTCTCATTTTTTGCACGACATGAAGTTGATAAAAGAGCAGAGGGATTTAGACCAGGTGAGGATGGTTATCCAAGTTCTGGAAGAATTGCTTGGTCATTATGGGGTGGAGATGCAGGATTCTCTTGGTCAAGAAGAAAAGTAAAAGAACTTGATAAAGAAAGAGATAAACAATTTGATTTTGAGATGGAAAATCTTTGTTGTGATGATTGTGGCACAACTGTAGAAATGGATACGAAAAAGATCTCAGCAAGAACAAGAAAGACACTTGAGGGGAAAGTTAAAGATCATAATGACAAACATGGGGATAAAAAAGGAAAGAGAGTAACTCTTAGAATGTTATCAGCAGTATTTAGAAGAGGGGTAGGAGCATACAGGACAAATCCAGAATCAGTAAGAAGAAATGTGATGGGTCCAGATCAATGGGCAATAGCAAGAGTAAATGCTTTCCTTTATGCAGTTAGAACTGGAAGATTCAGAAGTGGTAAATTTGATAGAGATCTTCTTCCATCAGGTCATCCCTTGAGGTCAGATAAATAAAAGATACAGTCTGCGAAGTTTGTGGACATGATTTGCTCGTAGTCAAGGGCATGATTAGATGCTATTATTGTGAAAGATTTTTTTATGATATGCACCCAGAATGGATAGATTTTATTCTAAAAAGAGAAGAGCAAAATGATTCAGACAAAGAGGATAAGTAGAGGTAGACTCTTATCTGCGAGAAGAACTCTTGTCCAACAAACTAGAATACGTCAATCATTTGAAAGACAATTGTTTTCTCAATTATTACAATTCTTTGAGCAAAATGGAAGAATTGCTAGAGATGAATATAGAGAGGGAGGAGTTAGACTAATCAATCTCAACAATAGATTGAGTCAAATAATGCTTCCTCATTACAGATCAGTAATCAATCAGATGAGTGGACAATTCGTATTTACAAAAGAAGAAACTGACTTTGAAAGATTAGTACGACAATTTGTAATACAGTTTGCAGGAATCAGAATTACTCAGATTGCCAACACAACAAGAAAGATAATTAATAGAATTATACTCCAAGCAGAACTTGATGGAATAGGAGTAGAACCAACAGCAAGAAGAATTGTTGAACAGACAAAACCAAGTTTTACAAGAGCCAGAGCATCATTGATAGCAAGAACAGAAACCCATTCAGCATCATCATTCGCAAATCAGGCAATGGCTGAGAGTTTTAATTTACCAATGCAGAAAAGATGGATCAGTACGAATGATAATCGTACTAGAGAACATCACAGAAAAATGAATGGAGTTACTGTTGGTCTTGAGGATGATTTCATAGTTCCATACAAAGGAGTAGAATATAGAATGAAACACGCAGGAGATCCAAGAGGGGGTCCTGCTAACATTATCAACTGTAGGTGCGTTATATTATATTTAGAACCAGATGATAAATTAGTAGAGGATTAAAATGCGATTAACCAATAATTCTTATTTCATACGAAACTTTAAGGAAACTATACAGGGCACTGTAAGTGGAATCTATTTTTACAAATACAAGACAGTCAATGAGGCAATCAAAGAGTATGCCCAAAAATTTGATAACTGGAGAGATCTTTATTTCAAAGATTTAAAACTCACAAAAGGAAAGGCAGATACATTTGTTGCAGAAATTGAAAAGTCTATATCAGCAAATAAAAAACTGGTTAAAGAAGAGATTTACGAAAAAATAAAATGAGGCAGGATAAAAGACCTGATCCTTTTGAAGTACTTATTCTTTATCTTTTAATTTTTATTTGTTGTCTGTTTTTTGTAGTTACTGATTGGGAAAATCTTTTATTCTTTCCCTTTATTCATATTCGTTAGTATGTAATCCTTTTTTTCTTGCTAACATAACAAATTCAAGTATTGGATTATATCTGGCTTCAGTTCCAGATAATTCAGGTTCTCTTGATTTAACATGAACAGTTGGGATTAATACATCAACACAAGTAAGTCTATTGTCATAATCACTTAAATAAATGTTATTTTCGTCTTTAAATTTCTTCCACAAATCTTTTGCTCTCTTTGAATGGAATCTTATACCAAACATCTCAGGTGTAATTTGAGTTATAGGTATCATATCAAAAGTTAAATCAAATGCTTTATCTTCTAATTCAATTACTTCGCCCATTTAGTTCTCCTTAAAAAGTTCCCCTCTGGCAAATGAAGGATAAAAGAAACCCAGAGGGGATAGTTAACCCTATCTTCGAGGCAAGCAGTATAATACGAGATAGGGGTTCATATATTCCATTTTGTTATTTTGCTATTTTCCATACTCTAAATGTTTGTGTAGAATTTCCATTATCATCTCTAATAATTCTTGATCTTACTTTAAATCCTAATTTTTTGCATATACTCCTAAAACAACAAATTTCTTGATGAGTATTTGCAATGAAACTATCTCCTAAGTCCATTTCTTTTGCAAGTCTTAGCCATTTGCCTTTTGTTGTATGCCTATCTTCATCATTGATTGGAATGTTGCTTTCAATTACAAAATCTTCAAATTGTCTCTTAGTCATTTTTTCCTCTCTTTCTAAGGTCTAAATATTGCCCATCCCCCAAAAGGATGATCATTTGCTTTTATAAGTTGATTTAAAATCTTGATTGCTTCTCTTGATTCATTTGATACTTTTCTACCTTGTTGAATTGCAATCTCTACTTTTTCTACAAGAGTATGTATTGATCTTTCGATATCGCCTTGATGTGGGATATTATACTCTTCTTCAAATCTATTTATTTGCTCTCTTGAATAATCCATAAGTCTTTCTCCTTAATAATTTCTGAGATCATTTTTTGCTTTTGATCTTTCTTTTTTATTTGCATTTTTTTTGTATTTTTTAGTCCATGCTCTGGATGTTGAAGATAAATTCTTATCTTTAAAGCATTTTTTTACAATTCCTTGTGACATTTTAAATCCTTTTCTAATGTTTGTGTTTATATAATAACAAATGCTTACAGGTTGTCAAACATTTATTTAATTTTTTTTTAACTTTCTTTATTTTTTTTTTGATGGTATAAAATTATATTATGCCTATACCAAAACCAAATGCTGGCGAGAGTAGAGATAAATTTATGAGTCGTTGCTTGTCATCTGACGTTATGCAACAAGATTACTCTGACAATGCTCAGAGATTTGCTGTTTGTAGCAGTTCATTTGATGATAAGGATAAAAAAATGTTTGATGAAGAAGAGCAAGAAATTACGACAGGATATTTTGAAGTAGAAGCAGAATTAAAAGCATACCATGATGATGACGAGAAAGAAAAAGACAAAGGTATGTTTGAAGGTTATGCCTCAATATTTGGCAATAAAGATTTAGGAAATGATGTTATAGAAAAAGGAGCATTTATGCGATCCCTTAGAAGAAAGGGAGCAAAGAAAATTAAGATGCTCTATCAACATGATACAAAAGAACCCATTGGTGTATTTGATAAGGTCATGGAAGATCAGAATGGTCTGTATGTAAAAGGCAGACTTGCAATGGGAACACAAAAGGGCAAAGAGGTCTATGAACTCATGAAGATGGGTGCCATAGATGGTTTATCTGTAGGATATCGAGTAGACTCAAAAGGGCATCATTATGATGACAAGAGAAAATATAGAGTTCTCAAAGAAGTAGACTTGATGGAGATATCAGCTGTTACTTTTCCTATGAATCCTCGTGCACGGATTCAAGCTGTAAAGAGTGACATGACTGTGAGGGAATGGGAGCATAAACTACGAGAGGTAGGAGATCTTTCTCATTCTGAAAGCAAAGTGGCGGCATCTGCTGTCCATAAAGCTCTTAGTCAACGAGAGGTTGATAAGGATGCTGATTTATTAAGCATTATCAATGCTACAACTCAAATTTTAACTAAATAGGAGCTAGTTATGACAGAAGAAGTCAAAACAGCAGTTGAGGGCATGGGTAAAGCCTTTGAAGAATTCAAAGCAACCTATGATTCAAGACTGGATTCACTAGAGAAGAAAGGTACTGTTGATCCTCTAGTGGATGATAAGATTAAAAATCTGGAAGCAGATATGGACAGATTGGAAGAGATCAATCAGAAATTGACCAAAGCTGAATTAGAGCAAAAGAATATGTCTGAAAAGATTGATTCATTTGAAACCATGTTGAAAAGACCAGAGGCAAATCTTACAGCAAATGAAGTCGATACCAAAATGGAATCCTTTGAGAAGTTCATCAAAAAGGGAACTGATGGTATGGATGAAATGGAAAAGAAAGCATTAACTGTTTCTGATGATACAGGAGCAGGCTATCTTGCACCACCTGAGTATGTGAATGAATTAATCAAGACGATTACTGAAATCACACCTTTCAGAAGTGCCGCCAGAGTCAGAACGACAAATCAAAAGTCAATTCAGATTCCATCAAGAACTGCAACATTTACTGCACAATGGGTAGCTGAAGCAGGAACAAGATCTGAAACAACTGGATACACAACAGCATTAGAAGAAATCCCAACACATGAGATTTATGCTCAAGTTGATATTTCAAATCAAATGTTGGAAGATTCAGCATTCAATCTTGAAGCAGAAATGCAACAGGAATTTGCTACTCAGTTTGCAAAACAAGAGGGTAATTCATTTGTTGTTGGTGATGCGATAGGAAAACCACAAGGTGTTATCACAAACGCAAATGTGGCAACTGTCAATTCTGGAAGTGGCACTCTCTTAACAGGAGATGGTTTGATAACATTGGTACACTCCATCAAATCTGATTATGGGCAAAATGCTTCTTTCATGTTTAACAGAACAACTCTTGGAGCTATTAGAAAGCTGAAAGATTCAGCAGGACAATATGTATTCCAAGCAGGAATGATGTTAACTGCAGGTGTTCCTAACTCTGTTCTTGGATATCCATATGTGGAAGCTCCAGATCTAGCAGATGTTGGTTCATCAGCAAAGCCAGTTATATTTGGTGATTTCAGCAGGGGTTACATGATTGTTGATCGTGTAAATCTTTCAGTACTTCGTGATCCATTTACTCAGGCATCTACAGGAAATGTAAGATATCTTGCTAGAAGAAGAGTTGGTGGTCAGGTCGTATTACCAGAAGCCCTTGTAATTCAAGTAATTTCAGCTTAAAGGGGGTATTTATGAAAGACTTATCAAATAACATTGCAACTGCCGTATCAATCAAAAATGCTGTTAAGACAGCGGCTGAGAATGGTACAGGAGTTGATTTACAAGGTTATGAAGGTGCAACAGTAATT